TGCTGTAGTTTGTGTGGTGAAAGGACCAGCAACAAGGTCTTGAATTGTTGTAATATAGCCAACACCATTGACGATAGCACGAACCCGTTGGCTGTTTTTAAAACCAGGAACACTTTGTTTAGTACGCATATACAATCCTCAATTAAACATAAAAGTCGGAAGTGAGACCAAGTTCATCATAGACCATCTCACGGACTACAGTGTCAAAGGCTTCGGCAAATTGTGCATAATTAGCGAGTTTGCGAAGGTCAGCCTCAACATCAGGCCAAGGGCTTTTAACCGCTTTGTGATACATGACAAGACCAGAGACAGCTTTAGCACCATCTTTAGAGAACATACCGTATTTCATCTTTTTTCCTTAACCGAGGGTTTTAACAGAACCTGACACGGAAGCACCAATCAGGACCAGAACAGTAAAAACACAGAGGGCGATAAACATCTTTTTTCCTTTTCAATCTCAACTAACTTAACTACAGTATAGCGCAAATCGGTAGAAATGTCAAGCACTTTTAGTTGTTATTTTACTACGCAAATTCGTAAAACTTAACGGAAGGGTCAAGTTTTTGCAGTTCTTTAGCGGCTTTGGTCAAAGCCTTATAACGAGCCTGTACTTGGCTACGGCTCAGTTCACCGTCACAAGTCAGGTTTTCAGGACTCAAATCCGAATCAATGCTATCAGCAATGGATTGACGGTCAGCGGCATTTTGCAAACTTAGTTGTCGGCTACCGAAGATTTTAGCAAATGCATTTTTTCGGTCAACATAGGCAGTGAGGGACATTTTGTTTCCTTTTCGATTAATCAGACTACAGTATACAACAGATTGGTAGAAATGTCAAGTGTTTTTTACGCACTAATTTCAAAAAGTTTGCCTTCACAACCTGATGTTACAGTGAATTTTTTGCCACCGATTGTGATGTAGCCGTAGCAACCATCATCATAGATGCCAAAAGGGCAGGGTTCGATTGTCACGGACCGAACAATCTCGCAAAATCCCCACCGCTTTGTGGGCAGGGTGCCACCAAAATGCCTCATATTTTCTATGGAGGTGATTAGGACTTTTGCTTTCATCGGTGACCTTTCTTACTAACTTAACTACAGTATAGCGCAGTTCTACCGATTTGTCAAGTGTTTTTAATGTATACGAAAGTGTATACGGGAAGCATCATTGTTCCATCGGGTCGCCAAGTGTGTACTCAGTGATAAACTCAATGGTAAATTTTTCATTTTTATGATCCTTGATATAACGAATCATTGTCTCAAGGTCACGGAAAATCAGGCTTCCGAGTTCATTTGTAATTCTAAACATTATTTTCTTTCAAAGTAGCGGTATGGGAGACCGTTCAGGAAACAGAAGTATTCCCAGTCACCGTTGGCGGTGCTAGCCTCCATAATCCAGCGAAGTGCAGTTTCACGGTCACGAGCACCCATGCAAATGGTGTTGATAACATGCTGTTCGAAGTTCTTCACAGCGGTGGCTTCAGCGGCTTCACGAGCGATAGCCTCAGCATTGATAACCGTAGCCAGTAAGTCAAACTCAGCCATGAAGTCAGCTTCGGTCCAGCTAGAGGTGTCGATACCACGAGGGCGAACACCATAGGCGTCCTTGTACATGTCCCAGTACTGGCACTGCATTTGTTCGAGTTCGGTCATTTCTTCCCAGCTTGTAAAAACTTCATTCATATCAATTCCTTAGTTCGACCAAAAAGATTCGGAACGGGGTGAGCAATGGTACGGTGTATCGTATCGTTCTTGAAATTCTTTACCAGTCATCAGATTACGAGTAGTCACAAAGGTTGCGAACACTTCAACGACAAAACCATTCTCACGGATGCTATCAGCAACAGACTTGATAGCGGCATCGGTGGAAGGTGCAAAATCACGCACTTCAACCAAACGGCGACCTTCTTTGGTACGCTTATCGGTCTTGTAAATTTCGAGGGTGTATTCTTTCATTGCAGACATTTGGTTTCCTTTTCTTACTAACTTAACTACAGTATACAACAGATTGGCACACTTGTCAAGCAATAAAAGTTGTTATTTTACAACAGAAATTGTCGGCTTTCGCCTTCCACTGCTCACGACTGCTTCCCAATTTCAGCGTCCATTGGCACCCGTGGTAGGGCTACAATGCTCATCGGCCGCACCTTCGAGGGTGCGTGATCCTTGGGATAGGACTTCCATGCCTTGACCTGCATGGACTCAGGATGTTCATTTGCCAGTAATTTTTCAACTGGCGACCTCGGGGATCCGATCCCTCTGTCTTAATCGTACAAGCACTCAAAGGCGTATTGTTCATCACTCATGGCCTGAGCCGCAAGCAAATCAACAGAAATCACTTCAAGAAAGGACTCAACCTGTTCAACAGGAAACTTCACAATCTCAGCAATCTCAGCACTATCGTAACCAGCACAGGCTAGTTCTTCGATACTAAGGGCTAGGTTGGACATTTTGCTCATTTTTTCAACTCACTTTTTTGCTAACTTGAATACAGTATACTGCAATTCGGCACATTTGTCAAGCACTATTTGTTGTTATTTTGCTCAAGCGCCAGCGACTTTGAAAGTTGCAACTCCTCTTGCAGTTCTCGCTGATTCAACTGTTCGCCAATCTCAATCAGCATATCGTGCAAGGCTTCGGTTTTGAGGTACAGGTTGTCGATTTGTGGGTCATACAACCTAGTGAATTCTCTCAACTTCCAATCTACAGCATCCACCGCTTGGCAGAGTTCATTGTACTTGGCGTTAATTTCATCAATGTTTTTCATAAGTTCTCTCCAGTTTCATCATCAATCATACCAGTGTAGACAGCAATCTGTCCATCTCCGCACAATTCATTGAAGCCAGCAACCCACCCAATGGCTTCTTGCTTGTTATCAAACTCACGCTCCATCAGAACCTTGTGGTCATTGATATGACCTGCATATATGGGGTAGACTTGAACATTGTGTACAATACGGCGTTGGATAGTATTGTGAGGGTGTTTCGTTTTCATAGGTGTATTATATCGCAACTCTACCGATTAGTCACACACTATAGTTGCGATTTACTTGCTACGGCGATATTCTTTTCCGTCTATGATAAGCACATGGTTATAGGAATCAGCATCGGCTTCGTTCACTTTAGTTTGCAACTGTTGCAAACCTTGATGCGCTAGGTCTATGCACTTTGTAGGTCCGAGAGTAGCAATTACCAGACCCAATATGATACCAACAATAAAATGCATGTTAACGACCTCCGTTGGATGCTTTGCAATAGCCAAGATTTTTCAGTTCAGCAACTTTGTGCCCATTGTAGGAAATGCTTCCCCGTTTCATTGGCCAAGTTCGTTCAGTGGGTCGAGCCTTGCGAGTAGCGAGGACTGACACATAGACACCAAGTTCTTCGTTGAAATATTTGTTAACAACTTTCATGGTACTTCCTTAGAATGTATTCAGTGAGGGATTCAGTTCAGAAATCAATTGGCGCTCTCGCTGGTGCGCTGGCTTGCGACCACGGACAACTTCAATCACTTCATATGTCCATGTACAGTCACTCAGTTCACGGAGAGCAGTACACATAGCCCATGCTTTATTCTCGCATCTGGCTCGGCTCATATGCTTTTGCCAACGGACTTTGACAGAGCGGAGATATGCTTGTCCCTGCGCTACAGTCAGACCGATGTAGCTATCGCCAGTGTCTATGCACTCTACACGATACAGCACATGGTTTCTGTCTTGGCGGGGTTTTCTTTTCAGCATATGCATATAATAGCACAAACTGGCAGTAATGTCAAGTACTATTGTTGCGATTTTGTTGCGTAGAAACAACAAGATTTATGTTGATTATCATTTTTCCGTGTTGATACATTGTGAGTTAAACTCTACCAGCTTAACAGACAATATAGTAGCTTTAGGTAAAAAGTCTACTGTAAAAAATTCTATGGCTCGGCTTATAGACGGACTATAATAGTTAATAGTTTGCTTCACGGCCGCAGGATTTAATGGATAACCTCTAATGTATTCAATAGTATATGCGTTCATTTCTTACTTTCTCAATCTATGGATAGAGTATATCACTAAATGTCACACTTGTCAAGTACTATAGTTGCGTAGAAACAACAAGATTTATGTTGACAGGCTCGGATTTCTGTGATATAATAGAGGGTTAGTCACCACTTGCCGCTTACATCCCAGCCTTCGTAGCCATCCATGTCTGGTATGTCTGGCACACCCACTGCGAATTCATCGATACTCACTGAGTCACTCTGTTCGCCACTGTTTATTCTTCGTATCTTCTCTAGTGTAGCGACACCCTCTGGTGTTTGCTGATACTCAAGCATGGCGATTCTGCGATTCTCATTCGTTTCTGCGCTGTGTTCTCGCACATTACCACACGATGCAGAGCAATATGGTCCTCTTTTGCGGTGTTTTATCCCACACCTCGGGCATTCTTTCTCTCTGAAGATTCCTGGCATATTTAATAATACCGTTTACACCCCACATTTTTACACATTATTGCACTGCCGTTTCACTCTTTCTTCTTTCTTTTTTAATCTTCTTAGAGTCTTAGCATCTCTGAGTCTTTTCTGAAATTCTCTGTGTGCTTCTAATGCTTTAATCTCTTCTCTGACCATCATAGCGATTAGTTGCACCTGTGTGTCTTTCAGTGGCAAATTGTGTTTAATGAAGAATTGAATTATCTCATTATATGTAAATGTCTTTGGTTTCATACTCTATAAAATTCTAATAGTTTCGCTTGTTCTTCTACTCTATCCTCAAGGTCTTTTACTCTTTTTCTTTCAGCAACTCTTTCAGCATATGATTCATATCTTCTCTCAAGGTGTGGTTGCATGGAAATAACTTTGGTATAGTGTTCCAGTTCTTTTCTTGCTTTATCTCTTTGGTCTCTCATCTTGTTCAGCTTTTTGTTCAGCCGACCAATCTGAATCTCATGCTTAGTTAGTGTCTGTTCCATATGTCATCTTATAGCCTTCTGGCCATGGTGTGGGTTGAATATAGGGTGTCGGTGGCACATATGGTGATGGTCTTGATGCTAGATGATGCACCAGTTCTCTCAGTACTTTGTTCTCTGTGCCTAGTTCATCCAGCTTTTTATGTGCTAATTTAAGAGATTCTTCGCACTGTTTTAGTACTTCAATTATTTGTTCTTTATTCATATCTTGATTCTCGCCAGTCATTTCTTAATTTAAGAAGTATTTTAGTTGATTCGCCAGCATCTGATGAATAAAGCAAAACATCAAATATGCATTCTAATTCTTGGTTAGGTCGGTTGTACCATGTGCCGATGAATCTACCATGCGGGTTTCTTATACCGGCTAATATATTTGGTTCTGAGACATATACATGAGCCGATGGTGTCAATATCTTTCTTTTAATCCAATCACCATACTCGGCCCAGTTGCCTGCGATAATATAGTTTTTCATTGTGTCATCAGTGCAATTGTTAATAGAAACCACCAGCCAGACCAGTTATAAGTTACCATGAGGAATACTGTTCCGGCTACTAGTGCAAGATTGTATAGTAGTTTCATTGCTACTGTCATTTAGTTTGCTCTGCAAGTTTTTTATAACCTGCCCAACTCGGATGCACTTTGTCTGCTTGTAGGTTTGGTATGGGTAACACCGTATCACCATAATCTTTCGCTATCAACTGAACCATCTGTTGTATATCAGGTTTGATTGCTGGCAATATCCAAAATACTCTAGAGGATTCAACTCTTGCTCTCAACTGTTGCAGTTCCCATAGTGTACGAACACCTGCATGGTCGTTTGAGCCTAGGCTGATAATCACTGTGTTTGCATTCAGTTTTTTATTTGCATTCTGTTTGTTCCATTGCCAGCTATTGATACCGCCTTTGGCATAAGCAACACACTCAGGTTTGAATTGGTGTGTGCCCACTGCAATACTATCACCTACAATTAAACAATCAATCATTCTTAGCCTCCGTAATACCTAATAACAGTATCTAATGCTTTAACAAGTAATGTATTGCCAACCACATCTTCTGAATGTAACCAGTACCCAGTAGGATTAGAATCTGTTCTTGGGTTGTCTGTCCACTTTTGCAATTCATCAGAAATATACTTTCGATGTTCTTTTAGATTACTCAAGGTAATACCATCAGCAACTTCTGCACTCAATTCAATATTCTTCATCTTGATACCCTCAGTTCTGCATCTGGATTGTCCCAACATGCATTGCGATATTTGTATACAAAATCAACCAGACCTTCATAACTACCCCAACCATTCTCTGGATCCCATTGCTTGAAATGTTCAGGATCAGACAATAAAGTGTTCCAACCTTCGTTAAGCAACTCTGAAATGTTTCTAGCAAAGACTAAACCTTCTTGCTCATCAGGTCGCCACAGCACATCATACAATGTCATACCATTAGACAATTTGACTTCGCCAGCCATTTTGCCTAAGTTATGTGTGATGTTTCCATCGTAAACTGAAGTAGGTTTCGTAATCATCAAATCAACATCAAGACTCATCTTCATAATCCTCTATAAAATAATTAATGTACTTCAGAGCCTCTTCAGCCTCAGATTCTGTACATTTGTATCGTTCAATCAAAACTGTCTTCATCTCAGCATGTTCCACACATTCAATCAGGTCATCATAATCCCAATCGAATGTGTGGTCCATGTCATACCACAGAGACAGTTTGTCGTTTACATTATGAAATGCATACCAGCAACTATTACTCCATCTAGCGTAACTCATCAGAATGCATCAAAGTTAAAATATTTTGGCGTTTCTTTGACTAGAATCAAAGTCATACCATCTTTCTCAAAGATGAATTGATTTGTCTTGTTATTGAATTGAACCAAATCATCAGTGGTAAAAGATTTCTCACCCCAACCATTCTCATCATCTGGATCATCATCAATACCAATAGTACCAATAGCAACTGGAGCATCACTTTCTGCTTTCTTTTTAGACTTGAACCAATAACTTAAATCGATTTCTTTTGTTGATAGTGGTGTACCATTCCAAGTAGCAGGACTCACTCTATCAGCCTTGCGGTCACCTTTGTATAATTCAACATTATATGGTGAACCACTGTCAAACTCAGCCCTAACATTTAGAATACGCATAGCTTGTTGCGGTGTCTCATTGTACCGATTCATCTCTTCGACAACTGCTTTCAACATGTCAAAATTGAATGCTGAAAATACAGATGCAATGTTGACAATGCTGTCGGTGTGTGATTTGTTTGCTA